GGTCTGGTCAGACAGCACCGCGCCCATTTCAATGGCAGCCTGAGTGTTGGCGCGTAGGGCCTCCCCGCCCTGATTCAGGATCGGAATCAGTTCGGCCCCGGCATCGCCCATCAGCTCTGATGCGATCGCGGATTTGGTTGCCCCATCGGCCATGCCCGCAAACGCGGTGGCAATGTCCTGTAGCGCCACGTCGGCGTTTTTGACCTGCCCGGCAGCATCCACCACGGACACCCCAAGGGCGTCAAAAAACGCCTTGGCGTCCTTGCCCCCGGCGGCAGCATCCAGCAGTTTTTCATTCAGGCCGGACATGGCGTCAGTGATCCGGTCGGTTTCCAGACCGGCTTTTTTGGCCTCCAGCTGCAGCGCGCCCAGCTGCTGTGCAGACACCCCGACCGCTTTGGCCATGTTGTCCAGCTCGACCGCTGCATCAAACTGCGCCCGCGCAAAATCCACGATGGCGTCCACCGTGAACGCCCCAGCCAGAATCCCGGCTAGTGATTTTGCGGCGGTTTTGATGCGGCTGAACGATGACTCGGTGGCATCGGCGGCCCGGCCCATTTCCTGACTGACCTGTGCGCTGTCAGCAGTCAGCAGGATGTCAAGGCGACTGAGGATCTGACTGCTCATTGTGGCGGCTCCGGCGGATCAGGTTAAAACGCTCCCGCCATGCGGCGCTGATTTGCGCATGGTCAGGCGGCGGCTCGGGGTGCCGCGCGTAGGGGATGAAATCATCAGGGATGAACGGCTGGCTGCTGGCGGTGCGGTGCACGTTGGCCAGTGTACTGGCGACCATTGCGGCCCCCAGATCGGCGCGATAGCCGCCCCACGGGTCGATGCGATAGAACGCCAGCCACTCCACCAGCTCGGCAGCAGACAGGGTTTGCTGCAGCTCTGCGACGGTGCGGCCCAGCGCCAGCGCCAGCCGGAACATGAACAGGCGGTCCGGCCGCCTGATCAGTTTTTTTCGGCGTCCTCCACCGCATCTGCCGCCATGCCATTGGCACGGACAGCGGCATCAAACAGCGGTGACACCACGTCAAACGGCAGGGCGCACAGGGCGGCATAATCGCCCGGCCCAAACAGCAGACTGCCGTCCGGGTCACAGGCGGTTTTTTGCACCAGTGCAGCCCGGATGCTGGTCTGGCTGTCCGCATCGCGCAGGATGGCCTCGTACTGCTCACGTTCCAGCACAGTCATCTGCCGCACGAACACGGTGCCGCGCGAGGTTTCCACAGCCACAGGGGCCGGGGCGGCGCTGCTCAGGATCAGGTCGCGCAGGCTCATGGCTCGCTCCCCGCTACTGGCGCACCGTCCACCGCAAGGGTGAACGACAGTCGCACCTTGTCGCCGGTTTTCACCTCGGGCTTGTAGCTGGTGACCACGGCATCAAACTCATCGTAGCTGTCATCAGTCAGCACGACGCGCCAGTGCAGCATCTCGCCGCTGATCAGGGCGGCCTTGATGTCCTCGCGCAGGGCATTGCCTGCCAGCGCCAGACCTTTGAACTCCAGGTCACCGACACTGACCACGCCGGTCGAATCGATGCGTTTAAACGAATCATCCAGTGTGGTGACATCGGCAATAGGCCGGGACAGCTGCAGGGCCGGAACGTCGGTCAGTTCGACAATCGGGGACCAGACGATTGGGCCGACCCCGGTTCGCAGTTCGAGGCGGGTTTTTTGCGACTCGATCAAATTGGGTTTAGTCATACAGGGTAACCTCGCTGCTGATAAAAACGTCCAGCGACACCCGGTGTAGCCCGGTGTCCTGGTCAAAGGTTGCGGTGGCAGTGTCAATCATCGGCGCACCGCTGGCGTTGTTGACGGACATTTTCACGCGCTGGCACAGCTCCTCTGCTGCGCCATAGGTGGCGGCGTAGCAGTCGATCTGTACCCGGCAGCGGCTGTGCCCGGTGTAGCCGTCCAGGCTGTTCACGGGCACGTCGCTGATCATCTGGTGGGTGATGTACGGCAGCGCCTGATCGTCCGACTCACGGCGCGGGGCCACGAACACCCGCCCGCCGCACAGGTGGCGCAGGGCCTCATAGATGCGTTTACTGGCCCGCGCCATCGGCGGCCTCCTGTTGCTGTCTGGCCACCACGCGGTCAATCCGCGCGCGCAGCCGGTCTTTGAATCGGTCCAGCGCAGCCGAGTGGCCCCGGTCAAAGGCCGGGCGCAGGAATGGCCGGGCCGCCATGGTTGGGGTGCCGTTTTCGATCATATGGCCATAGAAACCACGGTTTTTTAGGCTGATGCCCACGGCGGGCACGTCCAGTTTTTTGATGCGCTGGCGGCGTACAGCAGCGCGCAGTGTGCCGGGCTGTACCAGCCGCTTGCTGCTGCCTGCACGGCGGGATTTGGTGTAGCGGTAATACGGGGCCGGGGCCACTGGGGCATGCTGCCGGGCGTCATCCCAGATGGGCTTGGCAGCATCAAACAGCGCCCCATACAGCACTTTACTGGCGGTGGCTTCAGTCAGCTGGGCCAGTTGCTGGTCCAGCTCCTGCAGGCCCTGAATTTCCATGTCCATCTGCATCATGACGGCGGCCTCCGGCTGGAACACAGCAGGACCCGTTTATGATCCGCAGGCACCGGCACGATGCCCTCGATGTTGAACCACTCGCCGCTGTCGATCAGCCGGACCATCTGCGCGCCGTTCACTGGCACGTCATCGCGCAGGTGGATTTTGACCGTCAGGCTGTCCCCGATGGCGCTGCTGGCGACAAACTCGCGGGTGGCGATGGGATCGACGCGGGCCCAGGCACGGGTGACTGGCAGCCACAGCGGCCCCGGCTCGTTCAAATCGTTGCGGGTGGTCTGGTTGCACAGCTCGACCAGCACGGTCAGTTCTGATGCGGTCAGGCTCATGTCACAGCACTCCCAGCCGACGATACGACCACAGCAGCCGCTCAAATGCTGGATTTGGCTTCAGCTCTGCGGCGGTCTGCGCCTCGCGGTTGGCATACAGGTCACCGATCAGCAGCAGCATGGCGGCCATGATCGGGGCCTTCAGTTCAGACCCAGACCAAAACAGCGGATCGTCATCGGCTCGGTCGGTGTAGTCCAGCATGTGCTGTGCGGCAATGTCGATCAGTGTGGTGATGTAGGCGTCATCGTGGCTGTGCAGGACGCGCAGGTGCGCTTTGGCCTGCTCAAGCGTCACCCAGGTCATTTGCGCCTCCCCGCTTGACTGCAAGCGTCCAGTTCTGGTGGTCAAACTCGCCACACTGGGCGTTGTCGCAGTGCCAAAGCGCGCCGCCCTTGGTGACAAAATCCCCAACGGCGTAGGCTGTTCTGGCGTCAAAAACGCCCTTGTACTGCCCTAAAAACGCCTGTTTTGCGGGTGTTTGCGGCGGGTTTTGGTCCGGTTTAGCCGGGTTTTGCGGTGCAAACGGGTCCGGCTGGCTGTCACGGCGGGCCAGGGCAGCCAGGCTGTAATTCTGCTGCTGAATCATCGGCGATTCGCCGCCCTCGACAGGCCCGAGGCCGATCCCGGCGCGCGCTTCGTTGGGGGCGATGATGCCAGCGCCTACCCCGTCACGCAGGAAGGCCATTTGGCTGGTGGAATCCATGCGGATCAGCGATTTCAGGTCAAACTCAACACTCTGGCCACGCTTGAGGTCCAGATGCTGGGTCAGCAGGTTCTCCACCGCTTCGATCAGCGATTGCAGGCAGTCGCTGTAGTAAATCTCGTTCAGGTCGCCGACTTTCTGGCCGGTGGGCAGTGAGCCAAGGCCGATCTTGAAGGGCGGCACGCCGAACGTGCTGCACACAACTTCCCCGCTCATGCGCAGCTGCTCAATCATCTGGGCATCCACGGCGGTGATGGCCATCGGTGAGTAGTTCAGGCCATCGCCCAGCACGGCAGTTTTGCCGACGTTCCCGGCGCTGTAGTTGGCATTCCAGCGGGTCTGGATTTCCAGCGCCTGTTCACGGCTGATCGGTCCCGGCGCAGTCAGCAGGCCGCTGGGGCGGCTCATGTTGCCAAAGAACGTGGCGCTGTTGCGCTGGATGCTCACGCCCTGTTGGGCCGACAGGCCGCAGGCGGTGATGGGCGATAGGCCCACCAGCGGGTGGAACAGGCAGTTGAACCGGTCGTGGATGATCTCGCTGCCGGGCACGATGAAATCGTTCTGCGCGCCCACGGTCCGGTCCGTTTTGATGCGGTAAAACACGTTGCCCAGCTCATCCTGCAGCGGCTCGACCAGATCCGGGTTCAGCACGTAGAGGCGGTACAGGTCGCCAAACACGTCGCGCAGCTTCAGGATGTAGGCGTTGCCCCGGCGCAGCTTGCTGGTGATCCAGTATTCGATGAACTGCTGGGTGTTCTGGTACGGGTTCGGCTGGGCCAGCAGCTTGTCAGCCGGTGATGGGGTGACCTGCCGCACGCCGTCGCGCATTGCGCCCACGGTGATCGGCAGTTTGCCCATGTCCCGGCTGATCAGGCCGATGCAGGCAAAAACCGCATGGAATGCGACCTGATCGTCGCGGGTGATTTCCTGATTCTGTTGCCAGGCGCCCATGTACGGCTCGTTGATCGTCGTCCAGCCGCGCGTAGTGACCGGCGTGGCTGATTTGGTGCGCCGCAGCCAGTCAAAAAGGCCCATCTTTTACCCCTTGGTGGTCTTGCGGGTGGTTTTTTGCTGCTGGTCCTGCTCTGGCTGGTCGGCCAGTTCTGCAAAACCGCGCTCAATCAGGATGCGGGCGTGGCCCTCGGGCACTTCGTCAAACTCTCCGGCCTGCCCTCGTGGGGCTTCGCGCAGGTACTTGATGCGGGTCATGGATGTTCTCCTTTCTGCGGCTGTACCTACCCAGCGGATAGGCACACCGCAGAAAGCGCCCCGAAGGGCGCAGTCTGTCAGTATTGGATGTAGGTGGCAGCAGCGGCGCGGCGCTTCTTCCAGCGGATGTAACGCTCACCGCGCAGGGCGGTCAGGTTGTTCTGGAACAGGTTCACGTACACCGGCGAAACATCGGTGCCGGTGTTGATGGTGGCCTCGGTGGACACTGCAAAATCGACCTGTCCGTCATCGGCCAGCAGGATTTCGCTGCCCACCACCAGCGCGATCTTGTCGGCCACGCTGGGGGCGTCGGTGATCTCAACCGGGATCCCCATCAGGTTGCCCTGCCCTTGCAGGCTCAGGCCGGCAAAGTACGGGTTGCCCAGCGCATCGCGCTTGACGCTGATCTGGGCGGCACGGGTCGGACTCATGACCCAGCGGGCCGCAGACAGCGGCAGGCCCGCGGTGGTCAGGGTGGACACTGCGCTGAGCAGGTCGGCCTCGATCTTGTCCGGGGCGGTGCCGGTGTTGGTGATGGCCGTCACGCCGTTCAGGATACCCGCCGGGCTGTCGGTAGATTCGGCCTTGTTCTTGTCGAAGAACTGGTCGTCGAGGAACTCGGCAGTGCTGGCGATCAGGTCGTCACGCACCAGCGCATCGGCCTTGGGGTTGCTGAACCGCAGCAGCTCGTCAGACATCAGGACGATGCCCGCCACTTTGCTGAACGTCAGGGTCAGGCTGCCGAATTCCGGGTTGGTCACCGGCTTTTTCTGGCCCTCACCGACCCATTGCACGCTGCCACTGGCGGTCTGGCTGGGCATCTTGACGTTGAAGGGCACCGAGCGCAGCGGCAGGCGGTCCACCACGGTCTTTTTGCGCAGCAGCTCGATAAACTCCCCGGTCAGGGTGTTCAGCTCCACCAGTGGGGCGGCAAACGTGCTGTTGGTGGTGGTGCCGATGGTGGCTTTTTGCACCAGCGCCTTCTGCACGTGTTCCGGTGCACCCCAGGCCCGCAGCACGTCGGTTGCGGTGGTGGCCCCTTTGCTCAGGCCCGCCACGGCGGTGGCTTTGACGATCAGCGCGTAGCCGATGCCGGGGGCCATCTGCGGCTCGACAGTGACGTGCGGCGCGGCTTTGTTCGCACCCTCGGCCTCGGTCTGGCCCTTGACGGGGGTGGCGGCGTTGCCAGCGTCCGCAGCGGCGATCAGGCGCTCCAGGCGGGCTTCGTTGACCTCCAGCTGGGTCACCTGGTCCTCCAGGGCCTTGATGGCCTTTTCCTGCTCATCGTTGGGGGTGTGGCCCTTGGTGATGGCATCGGACAGCGCCTTGGCGATTTGCTCCTGCAGCGCCTTTTTGGTGGCACGCAGTTTTTCCAGTTGCTCTTTGAGAGTCATAGCAGTGTTACTCCGCCCTGCTCAGCAGGGTCATCAATGAGTGATACAGGGGTGATTCCGCTCGTCACGTCGCTGACAGGTGCGGCAGTTGCCGGGTCCGCAGCGGCTTGTGGTTCAGCGCCCGACGCGGCGCTGTGTTCCTCTGCTGCAGTTTTGGCAATTCGTTTGATGCTGGTGATTGAGGCGTCCGCATTGGCCGGCACGGTCACGGCGGACAGCTCGAACCACTCCCAGGACCGGAAGATCAGGCCCCAGCGGTCGCTGTTTGGGTTTGGCTCCACCTGCAGGCCCCGGAAACCGATCGACAGGCCCTTGACCAGTCCGGATTTGATCGACTGCCAGGCTTCGTTCAGGCGGTCCTGTAATGGGCCAGGCTCGTCAATGCTGGCCAGCTTGGCGGTGATCTCAATCCCGGATTCGCTGACGGCGGCGGCAGTGACCTCGCCAATGGGCTGGCTGTGGTCGTGTTGCCACAGCAGCGGAATCGGCAGGGCGAATTTGACGCCGGTGGGCACCACCACGTCGTCTGCACGGTCCGGGCTGGGGGTCGATGCAATGCCGGTGATGATGCGCTCGTCCTCACTGACGGATTTCACCGTCAGCTGGCTGTATGCCTTTTTCATCGCAGCTCCAAAAAACAAAACCCGCCATGCGGCGGGCTATACGAAAAATACTGAGGGCCCGTCGCTCGGTGCGTCTGGATTCTCACTCATCAGGGCCACCGCGTTGAACGTGGCCACCAGCGGGTCGATCTTGGCTTTGCCAGATTCCTGTTTACTGACCATCAGGCCGTTGCCTCGCATGACGATGCGGGCATTGCCTGCGCACCATGTCATCAGGGCCTGCCCCGCGTGGTGTAGCTCGCCACCGGCCAGCTTGCGCTCGGCGGTCTGCATGTAGCCCGCCAGTTTGTAGCCCTGCGACACGCCGATGATCTTGTCCTGGGGCACCCCGGCTTCCTGCATGCTGTCGATCAGGCTACCAATCCCCAGCGGATCCAGGCCCACCCGGTCCAGCTTTCCAGCCTGCGCAATGCGGGCCACGATGGCAGCAAATTCGGCGGTGTCGTCACCGATCCGGCTGACAATGGATATTTCCCCGGCGGCCTCCATATCGCGCAGGCGCTGCGCCTCGGATTTGCGCCGCTCCAGTGCAATCTGGTGGCACCAGGCGCGGTTCCACAGCAGCCACTGGCGGGTGCCAGCGATGCGCCCCAGCACGGCCATGCCCAGCAGGTCATCCAGCCCGCCGCCATCGGCCCCGACGGTGATGATGTCGCACCGGCTGATCAGATCGTCCAGCGTTAACGGCTGCGCGGCCTGCAGCCAGAATTCGGCACCGGCCCAGCGGTTTGCGCGTAGGCTCATGCCGATTTCGACGTTCAGGTGCTTGGCAAGAAAGTCCCGGAGGACCTCCTCCCCGGCGTCCTTGGCCTGCTCAAACTGGTTCAGCAGGTAGGATTCACTGACCGACGCGCCCAGATTCGGGTTTGTGATGCGCCAGTTTTCCGGTTTCAGGTGCTCCTCGGCGTCCAGCAGGGTGCGCGGAAATTCGTAGATCAGCGGCAAAAACTCGCGGTTGGTTTTTTTGCCGTCGCGCACGTCGCGCGCGTAGTCCAGTTTCTGTTTGAACACCCCGACCGGCACTTCGTCCGACTGGGTGGTCAGGTAGATCACAAAACCCTCGGGCCGACTGGCCAGGCCACCCATGGCCTCGCGCAGCATCGACACCGCGTTGTTGCGCTTGCCGAAGATCCACAGCTCATCCACCAGGATGTAGCTGGCCTTGATGCCTGCGGCGGCTTCGGATTCAGCTGCCACCACCTTGAGCGTTGCCCCGGTGCCAAGATGGCGGATGGTCCGGGTGTGCTCAGACACGTTCATCAGCGCCGCCAGCTCTGGATCGGCTTTGATCATGTCGCGTGCCGGGGCAAAACTGTTGTCGGCGACCTCTTTGGTCGGGGCCAGAATGATCAGCTCCGCCGACGACCGATCATTCAGGATCAGGGCGGTCATCATGATCCCGGCAGCGATGGTCGATTTGGTGTTTTTCTTGCTGATCAGCAGAAAAAACTCCTTGATCCGTCGCTCACGGGCCTGGGGGTCATAGCTGCCAAAAATGGCCGCCACAAAATCCAGTACCCACTGGCGCGTCACCTCCCCGAATGTCGGCTTGCCGATGACATCGACCAGGATCAGCTCCCGAAAAACCCGCAGCGCCGCATCAGCCACTGATGGGTACAGCGGCCGACAGGGCATCAGGCTGTCGCCCTGTACGATGCGCCGCTCCCAGTCGGGGCAGGCGGTGGTCCAGTCCATCAGCTAGGGCGCTGGCCGTTCAGCTGGTTGTCCAGCGTTCCAAATTTCGATGCGCTGGAGGCGGTGGCTTTGGCGGCCTGCGCCTTGTCCTCCTTCTTGCCAGCTGGAGCGATGCGCCCATGCACGTAGGGCATTAGCGCCTTGGCTGCATTCAGGGCCATATCCGGGTCTGCGCTGTTCATCAGGCGCACCAGGATTGCACGGGGATCGGTTTGCCAGCCCTCGATTTCTGCTTCAGTTTTGCTCACCACGGTTTCGCTGGCCCGCGTGGCGATCCGTGTGACCTCGCTACTGACCTGCTCGATGTAGGCGATTACGTCCGGGTCCCTCATCAGTTTGGACCCGGTGTTTTTGGCCACATTCGGGCTGTAACCCGCTTCAATCGCCGATCTGGTCTGGTTTTTCCCGGCCATGATCGCTGCTGCGAACAGCTTTTTTTTGTCTGTCAGCGCCATGAGGATACACCCGGTTGCTGGGTAACCATTTGCCGTGGTTACCCTATGAAAAACACAAAATTTTTTACAAATGGG